CCGCGAGGGGTAGCGCACTTCGGGGCCGCGTGGCGCTACGCGATCGCGCAGGCCAAACTGGTGTATGCGGGCGATGCGTTCGGCGGGGCCGGTGAACTCAACCACGGCGGAATCTCCTTCGGACTTGGCCTTGAGGTACTTGGCCTGGCTGATTTTGTTGAACATCTTGCCGGCGCGCAGGCGCTTGGTGCCACCGGTGCGCAGCTTGCGCGGGGCGAAGGCGCTGCCATCGGGGTTGCGCTGGGCGAGGATGCGCCGGCGCTGGCTGCGGCGCAGGTCCTGGGCGATAGTGCGTGCGAACTTGCGCACTTCCGCGGGCGACAGTTTGGCGAGTAGCGCGCCGGCCCATGTTTCGAGCTGGTCGAGGTCGGCCATGGGTTACTGCGGCGCATCCCATTCGGCAATCAACTCATCGCGCAGGAACACTTGCCAATGCGCGGCTGGCCAGCCCGGAATCGGGGTGGGCTCGGGGTAGTGCTCGACGTCGTAGCTGATGCCATCGGGGCGGGCATGTACGCCAACGCGCTCGGTGATCGGCACCTCGATCAGGATGTCGGTGAGGTCTTTGTCGATGATGTCGGCCTCGAAGCCGATGCCCTGGCGCTGGCTGTCCGGGTTGGCCAATAGCTCAGGCTGGTTGAGCGCCACCCATGACAGCAGAGGAACCATGATGGCGTCAGGGTGGCCGGCAAAGTCGGTGAACAGCACGCTGAGGGTGTACTGGTACTCAAAGCTGAGGTTGGGCACGGCGGTACTGACGATCTTGCCGGCCTTGATGAAAATTTGCAGTTTGTCCGGGTCGCGGCGAATCTCGGCGAGCGCCGCGGTGAGGTGCTCGCGCAGGGAGTTGGGCTTGATCATTGCGCGTTGGCCATCGCGCTCGCGCGGATCCGTGTCACCCAATCTTGCAGGGAAATCAGTTGCTCTCGGATTTCGTGGCAGGTGGTGTAGTTGTAGGCGACCGTGCTGGCGACGCCAGAAAGCGTAATGCCTGGGGCGGCTGCATCAACGTCGCCGGCAGATCCGGGATCGGGCACTGTGCCCGCGGCGGCTGCGTCGTGCATGCGGACAAAACCAACAGGCACAGGGCACTGAGCATCGGCAGTCTGTGTGACATAGACGGGCACCTCTCTAATGATGGTCTGACCGCGATCGCGCACGACGGTGACGCGGTCGATATACTGGGATACCACGCGCTGGGTGGTGTGTGCGAGGTCGAGCTCGGCGGCCAGCAACGCAGCACGGGCTTTTGCGGTGTCGGCATCGGCAATCGCCGCTTGCGCCTGGCGCAACGCGAGCTTGATGCGCACCTGTTGGGTGGCAAACAGACCGCCAATGGCGAGCAGGATGCCAATGGCAACATAGGCGCGGATGCTCATGGCCTGCCACCTGGCATTAAGCCAGTTGCGATGGTTGCGCCGATATTGCCTGCGAAGTACAGGCCGACAACCCACTTTGTGGCGTCAACCCATTGCTCTGAGTCGATCAGGCCAAGGCCAAGCCATGCGGCTGCGAGCACCATGGCGAGCATGGCGAGCAAAAACTTGCGGCTCGCGAATCGGCGGTCGCCGCTCATGTGCGCAATATCCAGTACCAGCGCTCGATGCGCTGCACGTAGGTGATGGTCTCGGCGGCATTTCGGCCAGTGACGTGAGGTAAGCAAGTGCTGATTTCCGGCCAGAGCCTGGCACCGTTGCATGCGCGTTGCGCCTTGATGATGTTGCCAGCGCCGGCATTGTAGCTGGCTTGCGCCAGGCGTCTGCGGTCATCTTCGGGCCGTGCCGCAGACCAAGTGCGCCGCTGCTTTGCCATGTAATGAGCGCCAACAAGAATGGCTGGCCCTGCTGCGTGCGGGCTGAGGCCCGAATAGCCAAGCCGTGACGCTTCATCGCGCCACGTTCCGGGCATGATTTGAGCAATGCCCCGGGCGCCTGCTGGCGAAACGGCCAGCGGGTTGAGGCGGGACTCTTGATAAAGCTGGGCTTTCCACCAACGCCAATCCCAGCCGGGCAGGAACAGTTCGGCGGCTTTTTTTATGTCTGAGTCGTAGCGGTCGGTTCCGAGCGGGCCGGCAGTGGCTGCCCCGGTAAACGCGAGCACCAGACAAAGCAGCAGTGTCGATCGCATCACGAATACACCTGGCCGAGCAGCACGCACAATCCCACGATGCACAGGCCGAGCAACTGCGCGCAGGCGCGCGGATCGCGCAGCACCAGGTCAACGGCGACGCGCAGCTCATGGTGGGTGACGCCCCAACGCCGCAGCGCGAATGCAATCGTCCATACGAGACTGAGCACGGCAAGCGGTACCACAACCAGGGTGGCTATGATGGACAGGGCGACGGCTTGTAGGGTGTCGATGCTCATGGTGACCTCTTGCGGCTACGGGATGGGTATTGATCGACCAGGCTGGCAATGGCGTGGCCGAGCGGGTCGAGGCGATCAGCAAGAATTGCGCGCATTTCGGTCTTCGTTGGGTACTCGCCGAAGCGGTTTGCGGTGTCGATCTTGTGTTCGGCTATCAATTCGCGCGCCACACGGGCGTCGCTTCTCGCTTTTTCAATCTCGGTAGCGATGGCGCGGGCGTGCTCGCTGATTGCGCGTGATCGGTGCTCGCGCTCGCTGCTGACAGCGCTGGCTATGCTGAGCTCTTGCTTACCCAGCGCGCGTGTGAGCCACCACGCTGCGATAATGAGCTGGCCAATCAGGGCGATGGCAAGGGAGCCCAGCATTATCCAGTTGTTGGCTACCGCGGTTTCCATGCTCAATCCCAAAGTTGAATCACGTCTGTTTCGGTGGTTTGTGCCGGCGCGTCAGGTAGGTCGAGTGGCGTGCCGTGCGGCAACATGGGGCCGAGAGCGGCGATTCCGGGGTTCGCTTCAAGTACGGATTCGGTGATGTCACCGGTGCGGCCAAGCTCGCGGTAGCAAATGGCGTCAACGGTGTCGCGCTGGCGTGCGTAGACGCGCATCAGATCAGCTCTACGGTGCTATGCGGCAGGCCAAGAATGTCGCGCACGGCCCAACGGGCGTTGCGGCGCTGTTCGTCGATGCCGGGGTCAAGGTCGTCGGCGCGCTTGTTGCCGGTTGCCGTGGTGTCAACGTCACGGTAGCGCTCGGTGAGGTCGGCCTTCACCGTGCTGTATACGGCACGTCTGTACAGCATTACCAAGCGAGATTCGCCGCCGATGCTTGCGGCCGGAACCTCTGCCAATGTGGCGTAACCAGCAGTCTGGGATTTGGTTCTGTAGGATGACAGCTCGCGATTGCAGGCATCCATGGCGTATACCGCTGCTTCGCTGAGCCGCTCGATGGTGATTTCGCCAGGCAGACGCACTGCTGCGCGCAGGTTGTCGATGTCAATGTCCGGGAAAAAGCCATCGTTGACAAGCAGGCCTTCGGGCGTTGCGGGTGCAGGGACTTGGGCAACGAATCCGGCCATGGCTCTCTATCCGTGCCAGCAAAACGGCGGTGGGGGCGGCGCTGGCGCGGGTTACAGGTCCGATCCAGAGCCGCCCGCCGCCGAGCGCCGGGGGGCGTTTGGTCAGCCGGTGGTACCGGCCTTTTTGATGGTACGTTCGATTCGCTCGATGTCCTTCTTTGCACCGACACGATCATTCAGCGCGAGCGCACGGTTGAGGTGTTCCAGCGCGACCTGCGGGGCTGTGGATTCGAGCGCGAGTCCGATCGCTTTGTTCAGCTTGGCGCGCACTTCGTCTGGCATGTCGTGGTCGGCGGTGAGATCGGAAAGTTCCGAAAGCACGTCGCCGCCGACTGCGCCGCCCGGCGCCAGCGCGGCGTCAGCGATCTCTTCGGCAACCAGCGTGGCGGCATCGCGCTTGTACTGATCGGGCATGGTGAGCCCATGCTTGAGCGCATAGGCGGCAATCAGCGTGGCAGTGGTGTAGTCGCCGACGTCAATCGCCCATACCATGATGGTCATCAGCACGTCATCCTGCCGCCCGCTGTCGCCTTCCAGCGCCCCGGAAACCCATGCTGTGTATTCCGGCAACATCTTGCGCTTGGCTTCGGCCTTGCGCTCGATGGACTGGATGCCATGCAGCACACGCCGATGCTCGGCGAGCTGCGCGAGCATCAACTCATACTGGTTTGAGTAGGCTGGCGGCACTGACGCTGACGGGTCATTGGCGCCTGCGGCGGCTGCAATCGTGCGCTGATAGTGTCTGCGGGCGATGGTCATCGTTACACCAGCACGATGTTTTCGATCAGGCACCCGGCGCCAAAGTCCTCAATGACATAGGCATCATTCGACGACTCGTAGTTCTCGATACGATCGCGTTTGGCGTTGTCGATGATGGTCCTGCGCCGTGCGCCTTCTTGGGTGTAGATCGACAGGTTGTCGAGGCGCGTGACCAGGATTTTCCCGTCCGGCATGAACGGCACCGATACGGCCTGCATGCCGCCGAGGCGGTTCTGGCTGATGATCATGTCAGCGGCCAACTTTTCGGTTGGCGCGAGCTGGTTCAGCAATGGCAGGTACTTGTCGGTCAGCAGATTGCGGCCGACGACGGCAACAAGGTTGGTATCGCCGCGGAACCACGGGTCGATGAGGTTGTTGACCGCGTCGAATACCAGCGCGTCCATGTTTTGGTAATCGCCACCGGCGCCGACGTTGATGGTGTTTGCGCCAACGCTCGGGCCATCGGACAGCACGCGAGACGGTGCTTCGGTGCGGTATTTCTGCAACCAGCCGATGTTGACATCCTGCAACAGCGGGTTGGCAACCAGGTCGGACGTGGCGGCGCGGATCGTGCCGTTGAAGCCCATCAGGATGCGATCGAGCGCCTGGCGGCGCAGGATTGCATCGCGGACAAGTATCTGGAAGTTCGGGAACTTTGCCCACTGGTCGAGCATCGCATAGGTGATGTGCGTGTCGTAGTTGGTCTGGGTGCAGATGTACGTGCTGCCGGTGGTGTCGGTCGGGCTTTTGGTAGTGCGGTCGGCCAGCGTGGTGTTGGCGGTGCTGGCGATCGGGCCGCCGACGCCAAGGCCGACTTTTTCGCCCTGCTGATCGGTAACGCTGATGATGTTGATGCGGCTGAGGAAGTCGCTGGACTCCTGAATCTTGGCTTCCAGCGTCTGCTGTACCGTCGGATCAACGGCGAACTTTTCGACGGCGGACGGAACGCCATTGAGCAGCGCCACCTGGGCGAGAAAGGCGTTGTAGGCGAGGCGAGTCTGAGTGCGCATTGCGGTGCTCCGGGGTCAGGGGTGGTCAATCAGCAGTCGGTTACCGCAGCCACGTT